GTAGTATGGTGGTTGACAGTCCACCCAGGGAAAGGAACCCGAGAATGAGCCAGATCGCCCACTACTGGAAGAACCCCGAGAACGAGAGGATGCACCTGGCACCCGAGGGTGCCACCCGCACCTACTGTGGCCTCGCCTTTGGCGCCGCCTCCCTGCTCGCCGGGGACGAAACGATCACCGGGTTCCGGGCCACCTGCCGCCGGTGCCGGGACATGCACGAAAAGGCCCAGCACGAGGCCGTCCAGGCCATAGGTCGCTGCCATGCCGAGTGATGCGCGCCGCTGCGCCGGTTGCAACCGGGTCATCACCGGACGAGCGAACAAGCTCTACTGCTCGCACGCTTGTCGTGAGAAGGCTTCCCGAGCACGCCAAAGTGTCACGAAAACCGTGACAGATTCGGGCGCTGTCCGGTCGGTTGTCCGAGGCTCGAACGGCGTCTTGATCGCCAATGCGGCGCGCCTCGGCTACCTCGACGGCCCGGTGCTCGACCTGACCTTCGGCCGGGGCGCGTGGTGGACCGTCTGGCGTCCGTTCGACCTCATGGCTTTCGACGGCGATTTCACCGACACCGGCATCGCAGATGACGCCGCCCCGGTCATCTGCTTCGACCCGCCCTACATCTCGACCGGCACGAAGGCCACGTCGAGCATCCCGGATTTCTACGACCGCTACGGCGTGGGCGAGCTGAGCGGGTGGATGGCCGTCCGCCGGTTGATGGAGGCGGGCTTGGCCGAGTGCGCCCGCATCCTGGCGCCGGGCGGCTGGCTCTTGTTCAAGTGCATGAACTACGTCGAGTCGGGCCGCCGCGTCTGGAACGTCCACTACTTCGCCCACTACGGCCAGACCGTGCTCGGCCTACGCCTGGCCGACGAGTTCGTCCATCTCAGCGGCGGCGGCGCCCAACCCGACACCAACCTCGACGGTACGCCCCGAGTTCAAAAGCACACGCGCCAGGTCCACTCGAACCTGCTCGTGTTCGCCAAACCGAGGCTCTGACGACCTCGCCTGTACGCTGCCCATCGGTGACCACGCCCCGGACCCGCACCGGCTACGACCGGGTCGCCGCTTCGTACGACGGTCATTTCCGGCGCAACGTCGACCGCTGGGAGGACGAGGTCCTGGCGAACCTGCTCGCCCCGCTCGTCTACGACAAGTCCGTGCTCGACCTCGGGTGCGGGACCGGATGGCTGCTCGACCACACCCGCCCCCGGTCGTACCTCGGGCTCGACCGCTCACCGGAAATGGCGCTCGTGTGCATGGGCAAACACACCGGGGCCGAGGTCGTGGTGGGTGACGTGGGCGCGACCGGCTGGTGGAAGGGCGACTGGCGCGACGCGGAGGCCGGGCGGCGCTTCGACGTGGTCTGCGCGACCTGGGCGGCCGAATACTTCCGGCCGCTCGACCGCCTGCTCGCCCAAATCGTCACGAACCTGCTTCGTCGGCCCGGCGTGATCGCCCTGCACGGCTGCCAACCCCGAGGGTCGGCCCGGGCCCATTTCATCGACCCGGACCTGGCGCACACCGAGCGCAACTGGTCACCGGGCCCGGTGAGGAAGGCCGCCCGGCGAGCCGGACTGGCGAACCCCGAGTCCTTCGGCATCGGTGCCATGCCCGACGAGCTCGCACGCCGCAAATGGCTGTGGCAGGCCGGTCTGTTCGCACCGCTCGTGATGCACTATTCGGTCCTCCACGTCTGGCGGCTGGCGTAGTGCCAGGCAAGTTCCTGCTCGGGATGAACGTCTTTGACGCGGCCGTCAAGCGCATGGTCGAGCAGTACGAGGCCGGGCACCGGATCGTCGTTTCGATCAGCGGCGGCAAGGACTCGACGATCTGCATGGAAATCGCCGTCATCGCCGCCAAGATCACCGGGCGGTTGCCCGTCGAGTGCGTGACCAGGGACGAGGAAATCAACGCCCCGGGCACCTACGAATACCTTGAGCGCGTCGCAGACCGCGACGACGTTGAGCTGACCTGGCTCGTGGCGCACCAGCCCATCGTCAACGCCTTCGACCGCGAACAGCCGTACTGGTGGGTCATGGACCCGCTCATCGACCCCGATCTGTGGGTTCGCAAACCCCCGCCGTACGCCATCGAGATTCCAGAACTGAACATCGAGGCGATGACGACCAAGGAGCGGTTTCCGCCGCCACCGGGAAAGGAACTCCGGGCAGTCGTGGGTCTGAGGGCGTCCGAATCCCGGTGGCGCCGGATGGGACTGCACTCGTCGGGCGGCGTGATGACCACCCCGATCAAGTTGACGGGCGTGGCCAACGTGCGGCCGATCTACGACTGGGAGGACGGCGACGTGTGGAAGGCGATCCACACGCACCACTTCGACTACAACCGCGCCTACGACGTGATGCTCCGGTGCGGGCTCAAGGCGCGCCAGTTGCGGATCAGCCCACCGACCTTGAACCCGGGCGGCGGGACGCTTCTGCAGAAGGTCCATTCGACCGCCTGGCCGAACTGGTGGGACCGGGTCTGCCGTCGCCTCCCTTCGGTGAGGACGTTCGCCAAGTACGGCATGGTGCTCGTGACGCCCCAGCGCCGCTACGGCGAAACCTGGCAGGAGTGCTTTCAGCGGACGTGCATCGACACCGCGCCGGCATGGATAGCGCAGCGCGCCGAACGGCAACGGGAAATCCTGCTCAGGGCGCACGTCGGCAAGCACATGCCCGCCGAGGCCGGATTGCCCGAGGTCGAAACGTGCTTCTCCTGCTTCGGCAACATGGGCAGTTGGAAGGCGCTCTCGTTCGCCTGCTACCTGGGCGACCCGTTCAGCCTTCGGATGAACCTGCCCTATGTCGACCCTGACTACTTCCGCCCGGGCTCGGGCCGCTGGAACGGCCACCCCGGATGAAGCCGACCGTCCAGCACGGGCCGCCCGTCCTGTGGGCTACCCGAGCACCGGACTGGGCAAAGGAGGCTGACCCTTGCGCGCCCGGCATCATCGACCCGATCCTCGGCGGACAAGGGACGGCGCGGCGGCTCAAGTCCTGGGGACACGATTCTGAGGGCGTGCATTTCCTCGCCCACCGTTCGGGCATCGGCCAGCACACCGACCTGGCGTACCTGCGCTATTCGTTCCAGCTCGTGCTCAGGAACGACGGCACCCGCATCGCGGGCGAGAACGATGCCTACGCCTGGCACCCGCCTATGGAAAGGGGTCGGTTCTACTGCCTGGACACCCACGTCCCGCACTCGGGCGTCACCGACCCCCGGCTGACCAGCGCCACGTCACGCTCCGGGCTCGTCAAGGTCGTCATCGCCTTCGACCGCGACCACGTCCTGCGCCCGGGCGAGGCCTGGCCGCTCATCGAGCGGTACATGCACCACCGCCTGACCGACTTCCCCGTTGGAGCGAGGCCGCCACGATGGCGGCAGAAGGAGGCCACAGATGCCCCGTAAGCCGAAGGGCGCGGCCCAGGTCGAGAAACTGAGCCGGGCGCTCGACACCCTTGTCATCGAATGGGCGACACCGTCGGCCTTCAAGCCGAACCCCTGGAACCCGAACCGGCAGAACGAACACGAGTTCGCCATGCTGTGCAAGTCGATCGGTGACGCCGGATTCACCCAGCCGATCATGGTCGTAGAAGTGGCGGCCGAGCACTCCGAGGAATGGGCGCCCGAACTCACCACTGGGCGGTTCGCGCTGGGCGACCTCGTGATCGTGGACGGCGAGCACCGCTGGCGCGCCGCCCAGCAGTTGGGCATCGACCCGATCCCGTTCGTGAAGATGCCCTACGGCGCGGCGCAGGCACGGCTGTCCACGCTCCAGATGAACCGCGCTCGTGGCTCCGAGGACGTGGAGTTGGCGACCGAGATACTGCGCGACCTCGAAACGCTCGGATGGCTCGACTTCGCAGCCGAATCGCTCGACATGAGCGACGAGGAAATCAATCGGCTGCTGGAAGATGTGGCACCACCCGAGGCATTGGCGGCCGAAAGTTTCAGCGAGGCGTGGCACCCGGCGGGCGACACGATTGCGGCGGACGGCCAGATAAGCGCAACCGCGACGGCCAGCCATTCGCCTGACGCTTTGGCCGCGGCACGAGAAGGCGAACGTCGGCTGGCCTCGGCGCGGACCGAGGAAGAACGCCAGATGATCGGACGGGACATGCACCTGTTCCGGTTGGTCCTGAGCTTCACCGGCGCAGAAGGCGACCTCGTCCGGCGCGTGCTCGGTGACGAGCCTGCTGGCCGCGTCCTGGCCTGGTGCAAGGCCGAGGAAATGACCCCCGCCGTGTCCGAGACAGGGGGCGACTGAGGTTGTGGAGAGCCCGCCCCCTGCCGGTCGGAGGGACGCTCGGCTCGTTTCATATTTTCGGCACGCCCGCCCCGGCGAGCGAGCAGGCGGTCGGCCGCCCGCCGGTCGGCCAAGGGTGGGTGGGGGGGCAACCTAGACGACGGCCGGTCCGGCCGGGACACAGTCCCGTGTGTGTCTCTACCCGCACCAAGAACGACAACGCAGGTGCTCAGAGCGGGTGCGGAATCGGTCGCGCCGCCCGAAACGCCTGTCAACCACGATGCTACGAGAGGGCCCTGAACGGCGTTCTGGCGGGATGCAACCCCTCGGTCCGGCACACCGATCCACGGTCGTTCGTAGCGGCCGGTAGAACGAAATCGCCAGGTCAAAGTGCGTGCTTTTCCGTAAGAAACGCGCCCGGCGCGGGTGACGGATTTCGGCGCGGCGGGCGTAGCTTTGGCGGCGTGCCTCGCCGGGACAGCCCGTACAACGCCCTGTACGAGCACGAGCGGCGCGTCCTGCTCGCCCGGCGCCCGGCCTGCTCACTGCGCCTCACCCACTCGGAGCCTCGGTTGGCGGACTCGGCGGACCACGACCCTCCCGTGGCGCTCCACGACCACGTCAACGGCTCGGGCTGTTGTCGGCTCCTTCCGGCCTGTCTCCCCTGTCAAAAGGCGCAGGGCGAGCTCGTGGCCCGGGCCGTGCTGACCCGGCCGAGGGAGCGGCCGATCCCGACCCCGTCGAGACAGTGGTGACGGCCTCCTTCCCCGACCCCTCGGACTACGACCTCCCCGGCCGTCAGCCCTGGGACCGCAGGCACGCCGAGCCCTCCCGGGCGTACGCGGCCTTCCGGTACTTCCGCGACCTGCGCCCGACGCAGCGCAGCATCGAGGCCGTCGCCTCCGAGGCCTCGCTGTCGGCGCGCCGGTGCCGGGTCCTGGCCGCCCGGTGGGAATGGCGCGAGCGGGCGGACGCCTGGGACGACGCCTGCCACCGGGTCGAGGACCAAGAACGCCTTGAGGCGATCCGCCAGATGCACTCGACCCACCGGCGCGCCGGGCGGGCCGCCGTCGCCAAGGCGATCCAGGGCCTCGCCAAGATCAACGCCGAGGAGATGAGCCCGGTCCACGTCGCCCGGCTACTCGAGCTGGGCGCCAAGCTGGAACGCTCGACCCTGCTGACCTCGGTGGAGGAACTGCAAGGCCTCGACGAGTACGAGGACGAGGAATCCGAGGACCCCTGGGATCGGATCGCTCGTGAGCTTGACCCGGCCAACGCCATCCCTGACCTCTAAGCCGAGGTTCGGCACCCGGAGGCGGATCGCTTACCCGACCCGGGGCCCGCTCGACCGCCAGGTGGCCCGGTTGCTCGGGTGGTCGTTCTTCCCCTGGCAGACCGAAGTGTCCGACGTGGCGGGCGAGTACGACCCGGTGACCAAGATCCCCCTGTACCGCACGGTCGGCGTCGGCGTGGCCCGCCAGAACGGCAAGACGACCCTCATCTGCGCCCGCATCGCCCGCCAGCTCATCCCGCCCCGCCAGACCGTCGCCTACACGGCGCAGGACCGGGGCCTGGCAAAGACCAAGTGGGACGAGCACGTCGATCTTTTGATGCAGACGCCCTTTGCCGAGCGGGTGGCCCGGATCGACCGGACGAACCACCGCGAGATGCTGGTCATGGAGAACGGGAGCCGCTACCTGCCGGTCACCCCGCACGCCAAGAAGGCCGGGCGCTCACTCAGCATCGACCTGGCGGTGGTGGACGAGGCGCACGCCCATCAGGACATGGGCGTCATCTCGGCCATCGCCCCGACGATGGCCGCCCGTCCCCACGCCCAGATATGGCTGTTGTCCAACGCGGGCGACCTGCGCTCGGGGCTCTGGCGCCACTACACCGACGTAGGCCGGTTGGAGGTCAACAACCCCGCCTCGACGATGTGCTGGTTCGAGTATTCGGCCGACGAGGATGCGGACGTGTTCGATCACCACGCCTGGGCCGACGCCAACCCGTCCCTCGGCCACACCGGGGGCGTCATCGAATCGGCGCTCTCCGACGGTGCGCTCACGATGGACCGCACCACCTTCTTGCGCGAGCACCTGAACATCTGGGCCGACGCCAACACCCTGACGGGCATCGACGCCGTCACCTGGGCGTCGTGTCGGCGCGACGAACTCGTGCCGGTCGCCCCGGTGGCCTTCGGGCTCGATTTCACCCCCGAGCGCGACCGTGGGGCCCTGGCGGTGGCAGGCGCCACCGCCGACGGCGAGGTCACGGCCGTCGAGTTGATCGAGGCCGGGACCGACCTGGACCGCCTGGTGGTCCGGGCCGCAGAGGTCGCGGTCACCTGGGACGGGCTCATCACCATCGACCGGGGCAGCCCGGCCTCGTCCGCCGTCCCGGCCCTGGAGAAACTGACGGCCGACGAGAAGGGCAACCACCGGGTCCGGCTGATCGCGCTCTCCGACCTCGTCCGGGCCTGTGGGGACTTCCACGACGCCGCCGTCCACGCCCGGCTGTCGCACCGGGGCGACTACCGCCTCACCGACGCCGTCACCGGCGCCACGAAACGGCGCGTGGGCGAGTCCTGGGCCTGGGAGCGTCGCGGCAACGAGGACATATCACCGCTCCTGGCGGTCACCCTCGCCCGGTGGGGCCTCATCACGCGTCCCGAACAG